GCAGACACCATAAGTTATTATTGGATTTTGTTAATAAATTAACGGAGAAATAAAATGAAAAGAATTTTAAGATTTACCGCAGAGTGGTGCAGACCTTGTAAATCATTGGCTGCTATTTTGGAAGATGTTAAAGGAGATACCTTAATTGAGGTAATTGATATTGACAAATATTCCGATATTGCAGTTGAGTTTGGTATTAGGTCTGTGCCGACTCTTGTAATGATGAATGAAAATATTGAAATTAAGAGAATGACCGGTTTGAAAACTAAGAACGATTTGGAAATTTGGTTAACAACATAAATTTAAAAAATGCAAAAGACATATAGAAGTATATTCATTTCTGATGTTCACTTAGGAACCAAAGATTGCCAAGCAGATAGATTGAATAACTTTTTAAAACATAATACCTGCGACACTCTTTATCTTGTAGGTGACATTATTGATGCATGGAAAATACAACAGAATAAGTGGCGTTGGAAACAAAGCCACACTAATGTTGTTCGTAGAATTCTCGGTCATGCCAAGCGCGGGACTAGAGTGGTATATGTTGCAGGTAATCACGATGAATTTTTAAGACCTATGATTCCATATGGATTCAGTTTTGGTCTAGTTGAAATACACAATCAAATAGAACACATTGGTGCCGACGGTAAACATTACCTGGTTGTTCACGGAGATTTGTTTGATGGTATTACAAGATTGGCTCCTTGGTTGGCATTCTTAGGTGACCGAGCATATGATTTGATTTTAAGTTTAAATTCTAAATTTAATTGGTTCAGGCATAAGTTTGGATTCGGATATTGGAGTTTAAGCCAGTATCTGAAACAACGTGTGAAAAGAGCTGTTGACTTTATGTTCAAGTTTGAGTATAATCTATCCAACTATTGCAAAAAACGTGGATATGATGGTATAATTTGCGGTCATATACACAAGGCAGAAATTAAAGATATTAATGGTGTTGTTTACATGAATGATGGTGATTGGGTTGAAAGTTGTACTGCACTGGTTGAACACCATGATGGAAAATGGGAAATAATCACTTGGACAAAAGGATCAGATAATGATTCTGAGTGATAAAATAACAATAGTAATTCCTTGCAAGAATGAAGAAGATTATATTCCATATCTATTAACACACTTACGCAATCAAATGATAGGCAGTACCAGAATCATTATTGCAGATTGTTCTACAGACAACACTCGAGCATTCATTCAAGAATCTAAAGGTAGTTTGAATATTGAAGTTATTGATGGTGGTCCAGTTTCAATTGCCAAGAATAATGGCGCAAAACTAGTTACTACTCCTTACATTTTGTTTATTGACGCAGATGTAAGATTCTTTAGTGATATGGTTATTCGTGATGCAGTCGATGAATTGGAATCGAACAATCTCGACCTCGTTGGTCTCTATATAAAGTGTTATGATAGAAACAAAACAACACAGATTGGATTTATGTTATTCAACTTTGTAAACCGTATTATGAGTTACAAAGTTCCTTTTGCTGTTGGTGCATTCATGCTCACACGCAGAGATAAATTTGAAGAATATGGTGGCTTTGCTGAGAAGTATGGAACAAGTGAAGATTTCTTCCTGTCAAAGATGTATGATACAAAGAAGTTTAAATTAGTCAATCATTATGTTGGTCAAGATAGTAGAAGATTTCAAAAAATGGGTTACTTTGGTATGGCTTTGTACCTAATCAAGAATTTTTGGAATAGAAATAATAAAGAATACTGGGACAATATAAATCACTCAAAATACTGGAATTAAAGAAAGAAAGAAATGATTAAAAAAACAAAACAAGATGTTACACAAGAACGCACATACTTTAAACCTTTTAATTATGCATGGGCTTATGATGCATGGTTGAAACATGAACAATCACATTGGTTGCATACAGAAGTTCCAATGTCAGAAGATGTTAAAGATTGGAAGAACAAGTTAACAACCGAAGAAAAGCAATTTCTAACACACATCTTCAGGTTCTTCACTCAAGGAGATATTGATGTTGCTGGTGGTTATGTAAACAACTACTTGCCATATTTTCCACAACCTGAAATGCGTATGATGTTGTTGGGTTTTGCTGCTCGTGAAGCTCTACATGTTGCTGCTTACTCACACTTGATTGAAACTCTTGGTCTGCCCGAAACAACTTATAATGAATTCTCTGAGTATGCTGAAATGCGTGAGAAACATGATTATGTAATCGATATTTCTAAACAGAATACAACTAAACAAAATACTGCAACACACATTGCTGTATTCTCTGCATTCACCGAAGGTATGCAGTTGTTTTCCTCGTTCATCATGTTGTTGAATTTTCCACGACACGGTAAAATGAAAGGTATGGGTCAGATTGTTACTTGGTCTATCGTTGATGAAACACAACATGCTGAGAACATGATTAAATTATTCAGAACATACATAGGTGAGAATCCAGAAATCTGGAATGATGAACTGAAATCTCGTATCTATACTATCGCTGAAAAGATGGTTGAACTTGAAGATAAGTTTATTGATTTAGCTTTCAATATGGGTGCTATGGAAGGTCTATCTGCGGAAGAAGTTAAAAAGTATATCCGTTATATTGCTGACCGTAGATTGATTTCGTTGAGTTTAAAAGGTATCTTTAAAGTTAAGAAAAACCCACTACCATGGGTTGAAGAAATGATTAATGCTCCAACGCATACAAACTTTTTTGAGAACAGAGCAACCGATTATGCAAAGGGTGCTTTGTCTGGAGATTGGGGTGATGTATGGGCAAACTAATAACAAAAATGGGAGATAAAAATGAAAAACAAGATAGTATCGGGAGAATGTCTAAGCTGTGAATCAACATACGAAGTTGAGTTTTATGAAGAATTAACTTCACAAGAAATGCCAGAGTTTTGTCCATTTTGTGGTGAACCCATCGAAGAATTATCCGAAGAATATATAGAGGATGATGACATTGATGAAGATGACTTAAAATGGGAATAAACTGGTTATATAAAGACTCAGACTTTGCGGAAGATTTGATTGGAGATAGTTACGGGTTTGTATACATGATAACAAACCTAGAAACAAATAGAAAATACATTGGTAAGAAACTTTTCTATTTCTCCAAAACAAGGCAGATAAAAGGCAAAAAGAAAAAATACAAAGTGGCTAGTGACTGGCCAACTTATTATGGAAGTAGTGAAGAATTACAAAAAGATGTTGAGCTCTATGGAAAAGATAAATTCAAAAGAGAAATACTACATCTATGTAAATCAAAAGGTGAATGTAGTTATGTTGAAGCAAAAGAACAATTTGCACACAAGGTTATGGAGAGTGAAGAATATTACAATAGCTGGATTATGGTTAGAGTAAGAAAATCACATATTAAGGATTATAATGCTAGACTACTTAAAGAAATTTGATAAGGCAAATTTTCATACATTTATGTTTTTACCCGGTGAAGAAGAAGATTCTTTACACATTGAAGTTAATGAATTAAAAGAAGCTGGTGAAAAATTAAATGGTAGTGTTTTAGGTGATTGTTATGATGTTATATTATTCAGAGAAACCGATGATGGAGATATTGATAAATTGGAAAGATTTGATGCAATACTCGGTGCACCATTGGAATATATGTCAATGTTGATTCCTTTGGATTTTTATGGTGTAATTTGTAAAAAAACAACAACATCTGGTAAACTTATGGATGGAATATTTGACAAATTTCAAGAAACGTGATATAATGTAGTTTTATAACTTATGGATTTATAATGATTCTCGTTGACCTGAACCAGGTTCTTTTAGCCGGACTAATGGCACAATTGTCAAACCAAAAAGGAGTTAAGTTAGAAGAAGACTTAATCCGCCACTTGGTCTTGAATATCCTTAGGATGCACCTAAAGACTTTCCGTAACGAATACGGAGAAGTTGTACTCTGTTGTGACAACCGCAAGTATTGGCGTAAGGAGTTCTTTCCATTCTACAAGGCGGGCCGTAAAGCAACCCGTGAAAAGTCTGCACTAGATTGGCATCTGATTTTTGAATTGTTGACCAAGCTCAAACAAGAACTGAAAGAAAACTTTCCTTACAAGGTTATTGATGTTGACGGAGCAGAAGCAGATGACATTATTGGTACACTTGCACCAAGATATGCAGCACACCAAAAAGTATTGATTTTGTCCAGTGACGGAGATTTTCTCCAATTGCAACAATACGGACCAAATATTAAACAATACAATCCATCACAAAAGAAATTCATCAAATCACAAAACCCGTTGATTGAGTTGAAAGAGAAAATCATTCGCGGTGATAAAGGTGATGGCATTCCAAACATCTTTTCATCCTCAGACTGTTTTGTTCGTGGTATTCGGCAAAAGAGTATTTCAGAAGATAAATTGAATAAACTGTTAAAAGAAGATATGGTTCAAACCAGTGACTTGATTGACAGTAATGCTTTAACGGGGTTCTCACGCAATAAGACCTTAATTGACCTTACTTGTATTCCTGTTGAAATCAAAGAGAAAATCATAAATACTTATGATGAATCTAAACCCGCATCTAAGCAAAAGATGTTTAACTATTTTATTCAGTATAAACTGAAAAATTTAATGGAAGTAATTGAGGACTTTTAATGAAAAATGTATATGAAATATTTGACCAATTTGAACTTGCTGTAACCAAGCAACAACGAATGGAAGTAATTGGAAAAAATCTGTCCAAAGTATTAACTGAAGTGTTACATTTAGGATTTCATCCAGGACCGCAATGGTATTTTAATGATATGCCTGATGGATATGTAATAAAAAATGTTCCAGCAGGAATGGGTTACTCAAGTCTTTCGACTGAAATGCGGAAACTTTATATGTTTCAAAAAGGTAACGAAACAGCTGATAAACTAACAGATAAAAAGCGTGAACAGCTTCTAGTCGAGTTTTTGCAGAATTTGGAACCCCGCGAAGCAGAAGTTGTAATGGGTATTTTCAGAAAAGATTTTGGTGTAAAAGGACTTAATTACAAGTTCGTTAAAGAGGCTTTCCCGGCAATGTTGCCATAACTATAGGAGTTTTAGGTGTCAAAAGATGTAGAGAAGTTTCGCAAAGATAGAAACTACAACGATGATTATGGTTTTGAAAGAAATCAATATGATAAGCGCAAAAAGCGAGACAAACAAAAGAGTTTTACTAGGCCATCCCAATTTGATAAGTACGAAACCGATTGGAGTGCCGATAAAATGAAATTTAGACGTTAAGTGTTGTATTAAAACAACAAAGAACTTGACAATTACTTGAAAGTTCTGTATAATGTGAATCTTGTACGGAAATATATTATGTTTATCCACTGTAAAGTTCCAAAATCTAAAAAACGTAAAGTGCCTAAAAACCAACAGGCACAGTATGATGAGTGGCTCAAATCCATTGAAGCTATGAAGCCTAAGTCATTAAGTAAATACTCAAAAACAATGGAAGTCAAAACTCCTGTTGTGACCAGTGTTTATGTGCGCGAAACGGCTAAATTTAAGTCTTTAGATACGGGACCAGGCGATGCAACTAAAGCTCCATCTAAAATTTACACTGGTTCTATGGTCAAAGGCATTGCAACAATGCATAAATCTAATGCCGTACCTGTTTTTACTGATGAACAAGCAAAAGACATTTCAAGTATGAGGCGTTAACATGAAAAAACTCAATTTTACACTAAAACTAGCACGTCCGCACTGCCGGACTCCCATAAAACCCGTGCAAAAGCACAAAATTGTGTCAGAGCACGACCGGAAAGTCAAACATCCGCAGAAACTGTCACGAATTCTTCTCGGAGAGCAATAAAAATGACAGAAAATACGGAAAATCACAATAAA